TTCAAAGGCTTGTATAAACATGCTGGGTGTTACCCTTGCTGCCTCTGCTATCTCTTCAAGGGAGAACCTTCCCAAGATACGTATTCTCAAGTCTTCATTCATTTAACCATACCTCAGGTATCTCCTTGTCTGCGTATAGGAAGTTATGTTTATTACACCAGTCACCGTAACTAGACTTAGCACCCTTGTAAAGTTTAGACCTACTGTTACTAAACACAAACCTGATGTCGTGTTCTTTACCGTACTGTCGTTTTATCTCTAGGTGTTTACGTCTATCGGCAGCTGTGAACCTGCCCTTTGTCTCAACTATGATACCATTGTGAAGAACAAAGTCTGGAGTGTACGTCCTGATCTTGAAGTCTTCCCACTTTATCTTGGTCTCTTCGTAGGTGTACTTAATCTTCTTCTTCGTTAACATCTTAGCTGTTTTTTCCTCAAGGCCAGAACGATACCCAGCCTTGAGTGCTTGTTGTCTAATGCTTAACTTCCTAGGCAATGTCAATCTCATCTACTCTAGGAGCCTTGACTACCTCAGTTAAGTACAGAGGGAAAGGCATGGCTGCATACTTGTAACCCTTCAGTCCCTCACCATCGTTAGCATCTGCCCAACATACTTTCTTAAAGTCACAAAACACACAGCCAGTATCTAGCTTACGATTACCTGTCTTAAGGTCTAGGATGTCTGGGTAGCACCGTTCAGGTGGTTCATCCAAGGCTAACTGTTCGTGTAACTCTTCTACTCTTTCATAGGTATCAGGCAGGACATCTTCTGATGGTTGGTACAGGGTAAGGTCACCGTTAACTTTGTTCATAGCCCAGAAGGCTACACCCTCGTTGTCTGGTACACCCTCACTATAAGCAGAGATTTGTTGTAGGTAACCAAAGGGATCATCAAGTGGTAGGCTACCGTTAACAAACTTCTTGTAAGCAAAGGGTGAAGCAGACTTAACATCAACTACATGACCATCAATCACTGCGTCCATGTGTCCTGTAATACCTGCTACCTTTACCTTCTGTTGCTCATGTGTCACACTGTGACCAGAAAGTTTAGCTACTGTTAAAAGAATCTCTTCGATGATGTCACCGTAAAGAAACTTTAGCAGTGTGTCTCCAGTAAGCACCGCCTTCTTGTACCCCTGCTTGTCGTACCATAGTTGGCGGGAGGGCTTCCCTATGGCAGACAAGCGGAGGTAGAAGTCACCACTCTTTCGAGGAGTAAGGCGAGACCTTAGTAGTTCCTTAAGGTTCTCACCAAAGGCATCAATAGCCTTTTCGTTATCGTCTGTCTTCTCGTATCCATCAGTGAACACGGAGTAGACATCTTCGATCAGGCTATCAATACCTTTAGTCATTAGTTACTCTCCTTAAAATTCGATAGACATTTCTTCTGCTGGTGCAGCCTCTACCGCAGCTGTAATAGCATTAGCATTACGAATTACAGCATTAGGTGTTTCATAGTCAACAAGCTCCATGACCTGACAGAAGTCAAAGAACATTTCCTGTGTGTCACGGTTCATGTCAGAGAGGTGTCCAAGCTTGATGATGTTACCGTAGCTACTGTCACCAACAGTCACGAACATGTTAACCTTAGAACCGTTACCAACCAATGAGTCTGTCGGGTTACCGTCCTTGTCATACACCTCTCCAAAGCGTGTCCAACCTCCAGATGTTCTCTCAGAGAGTACGATGTTAATGTGACGAGCACCGTCAAATGTAGAGTCCTTACCTTCCTTAACCGTCTTGTTGATCTTGTAGTCAGTCATAAGTTTCTCAAGTTGGTCAGTCATCTTAAGTGTTACTGAGAACTCCATCTCCTCAGACATGTACTTGGTGTCTGGTTTCTGAAGCTTGGCCCAGCTAACTTCTACATCTTTGATTACGATTTTCTTATCTGCCATTGGTATATCCTTTCTGGCGTTGGTCTGTTTAATTATTTTACTACACACAGTATGTAGTGTCAATGGGTTTCTAGCCAGTTGTTACCGATTTTTGCTTCACCATCCATAGGACAGTTTAACTTGAAGAAGTTACCAGCATCTATGATTGACTGCACCTGTATCTCTCCTAGTCTTTGGGCTTGATCAGCATCAACTTCTGTCTGCCATTCGTCGTGTACCCAGGCACACTGTTTAAAAGTTATCCCTTCCTTCTTAGCTTGGCGTTGCCAGAACACATTGGCAAGCCTCATGATTACAGTTTCTCCACCCTGTAGGTAAACAGACAGGGCTAGGTGGTCACTACCGATACGGAGGATACGACCATCAAGGCCCTTCATCCAACCCATACTGGCAGCACGGGACGCCTCACTCTTAAGTCTCTTGAGTGTGGGTAGTGCCTCATAGAAGTTCTTCATAGCTACGTTAGCCTGACCAGCATTACAGTTTAGTATCTCTGCAATCTTACCAACACCTGCACCTAGTAGAAAGGCATAGATGAATGTCTTAGCTGTTGGTCTGTCCTTACAGTGACGACCTAACGCATTCATGTTGAACGTGTGTATGTCTCCGTCAATAACCTGTTCAGTGTACACAGGATCGTTCATGTAGTGAGCAAGCACACGTAGCTGGATACCTGCTGCATCTGTACCTACTAACTTCTTACCATCAGGAACCTTGAAGACCTGACGACACTCAGCTGCGTACATACCATCCATCTTCCACAGGATACCTTCCTTACCGTGAGGGACAGAGGGGATGTTAGCCATGTTAGGGCCACGGTGTGCTGCACGGTGCGTGACAGCCCCTGTGGTGATCACTGTGCCGTGTACCCTACCATCGCCCTGTGACTTCTCTAACCACTCCTGAGCCAGCTTCCAGCGTGTCTCTAGTACCTTCCATGCCTTGAGACCCTTGACTGCCTGAGGTGCATCATCAGGGATAGTTGCTAAATTTTCTGGGCAAATTTTATAGCTCTCTCCTGACTTAGTTTTAACTGTTGGCTTCCAGCCTAGCCTGTCTAGACGTTTGTTGATCTGTGTAGGTGACCCAAGGTTGAACTCTTCCCACATGATCTTGGTGTAGTCACCCTGTACATTGCATCCTTCAAGAAGTTGGTTAGCAAAGATAGCACCATCCTTCTTACGTTTGATGTTCACCTCCTTGACTGGCACAGCAATAGGAACCATGAACTCCTTGATGTCTGTCTCAATGCGTAGTGTTTCCTTCAAGCACACAGTGTAGATTTCCTGTGCAATATCAGTGTCAAGTTGAAATCCATTAGCCTGTTGCTCACACATGATGGCGTGTACCATGTGTTCTAGGTTGATAGATGCCTGACTGAAAGCCTCACCTTCCTTGATCAGAGTGTTATAAAGTAACTCTGTTACCTTTACGTCTTGCTTGCAGTAGGCTTTCATCTCCTCAGTGTATACTTCGAAGCCACCAGTGTAGTCATCCTTGAAGTCACCTAGTCTCTCACCCCAGGACTTGAGGCTGTGTCCACCCTTACGTTGTGGATCAAACAGACGAGACAGTACCAAGGTATCTACTGTGTTAGCTAAGGGAATCTCGTAGCCCCACAACTTCTTAACAACTGGGATGTCAAACCCGATACCGTTGTGAGCAATCCACTTGGTTACCTTGGATGCGAACTTAGCAAAGGCTTTAGGCCCAGTGATGATGTAGTTACCCTTAACACCTACCTCCTTGGCTACGATCACATGAATAACTGTAGCATCCAAGCTGTCTGTCTCAATGTCGAATACTACTTCCATGTTCTTATCCTTCGTAGCTTGTTAGTCGACCAGTGTGACGTGAGTAGAGTAGGCTGTCTGCTACCCCTGTCTCGCCTGTGAACCTGTTCTTGATCACCCGTACCTTGGTGGTGTTACGTTCCAATTCATCCTCTGCCTGTGTGTTACGTTCCAAGGCAATGATCATGTTTGATAGCTGGGCAATACCTGCTGTACCTCTGATGTCGTGTAGTCCAATGACACCACCCTCTTCTGGTGACTTCTTATTCTTATCACGACTAAGGTGTGACACCATCATCAGGCATACGTCTAGCTCAATCGTCAAGGTCTTTAGCTTAGTGACAATCTCATCCAATGCCTTGCGTTCATCCTTTGCGTGGTCACTCACAACGATACTGATGTGGTCAAGAATTATATACTTGCAGTCACACGAACGAGCAAGATAACGAACCATGCTAACAATGCGTTCAACAGAATTACTGCCGAAACTGTCATACAGATAGACACGACTGCTCCCAAGAGTTGCATTGTATGCGTCATCAAATTCTTCCTTAGTGTATTGTGTATCTGGTAGGTGTAACATCTTATCTGCGTGGATCGACATCATGCCTAGGCCTGTGTCACGTACTGGTTCTTCTAGGAAGAGTGTACCTACACTGCCCTTGTCTTCTTGGATCAGGTGGTACAGCAACTCACGCATGACCTGTGTCTTACCTACACCTGTGCCAGCTACGAAGGTTACTAGCTCACCAGTACGTAGACCCTTGGTCATATCGTTCAAACCCTTGAAGGGATAGGCAACAGAGTCATAGTTAGGTGGTGTACTTACAAGCTCATACAGTTCGTTACCTGCTAGGATACCATCAGGTGTGAAAGGCCCAGCCTTACGGTGACTGTCAATGAACTCACGTTCACGACCATGATTGATGTAATCATTAGGATCGTTCAGGGTCATCTTGACTAGGCGTACCTTGCGGGGATCAAACAACTCAGCAACTGCTACTGATGCATCCTGCCCTGCCTTGTCACTATCAAAGCAGATGTTAATCTTCTCGAAGCTATCCAACCATTCGTAGTTACGTTTGCAATCCTTTACTGCACCTGATGCACCGTTGATTACAGACACACAAGGCTCTGACATAAACAACATCTGATATGCTGACATTGCATCGTACTCACCCTCTGTGACGGTAACTGACTTACCTCCTTTGCTGAATGCTGCCTGTCCAAACAGATCAGCCTGTGCATTGCCATTAAACTTGAATGTCTTCTCTGTAATACCCCGTTCCTTGAAGCCTGTTGGCTTACCATCAAGGGTGTAGATCAGGCTTACCTTGTTACCTGACGTCAGTGCCTTGTACTTCTCAGCTACAGCCTTGGTAAGGCCACGGCTAGGGATGGCAGCTGGTGTACCTGTAACAGGCGGTAGTGGCTTGACTGCTGATAGGTGTGATTGTTGCATCTGTTCCTCCTCTTCATTGAATGTCTTTGTTTTACAGACGTGACAGTAGCTACCGTCCTCGTAAGGGTACATACCATCACTGCTCCCGCAGTTTCTGCACGGCTGGTGTTTCTTGTGTTCGTAGTCCATCGAATAACTCAACTTCTTGTGCCTCCTTTACCTTAGCAATACACCTAGGACATGGTGACCAGTCTTGTCTAGTCTCTTCCCAGTATATTTCACCATCAGTTGTACGTGCATTGCAAATGTAACACCTCATTCCTCATCCTCTCCTCTATAAAAAATCTCTGCAAGGATCACCCTCACTGCAATGTAAGGCCAAAGGAAGGCAGTAGTCAAGACAGAAAACCTAGGGGATTCGTCGTCAATCTCCTCAAGGATAGCTAGATACATTGCTACGCCCAAGAGATAAAGAATAAGTGTGGGCCAGTATTCTGTAGGCATTATCTTGTTTCCTTTTTCAGTTCATCTTGATAAGCATCGTAAGCAGCATCATAAGCAGCATCAGCAGCAGCATAAGCAGCATAAGCAG